TAAATACAACAGCCTCGTTGATCGAAGGAATGAACTATCGAACAAGATAACGAACTATGATTTAAAGATAGAGAAGAACAACTCTTTAATTAAAGTCTTAATGGCCGAAGTAGGGGCACTAGAGGAGAAGGTGTCTGAATATGAACTCAATAAGGACGCCATTGAAAATCTTGAAAATTTAACAAAGAGTTCCAAAGCCTTAAAAATTAAATTTCAAAATTTTCAAAGCAGTTTAGATAATCACAACACTGCTATTTTGACCTTGTACAAAGGCGTTGGGTCTCTGGAAGAAAAGCTAAGCAATCTCATTGCAAAAAAGGAAGAATATCTCGACTTGCAGGAAGAATTCTCTGCTTACGATCTTTATATGCGATGTATGCACCCAAATGGGATTGCGTATGACGTTATTCGAAGAAAACTTCCGGTAATTAATGAAGAAATTGCTAAAATATTGGCAAATATTGTTGAATTTGAGGTGTTCTTTGAGGATGATGGAAAAAGACTTGACATTTTCATTAAACACCCAAAACATTCCCCTCGCCCACTAGAGATGGGTTCCGGGGCTGAGAAGACAATCGCAGCCATGGCGATTCGTTTGGCCCTCTTGAGTGTATCGTCTCTTCCAAAATCCGACATTTTCATTCTAGATGAACCGGGAACGGCCTTAGATGAAGAAAATATGCAGGGCTTTATTGATATTTTGGACCTCATCCGGTCTTACTTCAAGACAGTGTTGTTAATTTCACACCTTGATAGCCTCAAGGATTGCGTTGATATGCAAATTACAATTGATAAGAAAGATGGTTTCGCGTTTATTCAACAATAAGACTATTTATAGGTGGTAAGGGAGAAAATATGACAATGACACAGATGGCGAAAGGTGCAATTGATAGAGTATTAGAAAAAGCAGTTTCAAGAAAGCTTCTTGTGTGGGCCATGGCCACGGGATTATTGTTTGCTGGTAACCTAGAAAGCGAACATTGGCTTTATTTGAGTGCGCTATATATTGGCGGCCAATCCGTAATTGATGCAATCGTCAAACTAAAGGGTGCGTAGTGATAAACATTAATTTTGGAGACTTATTTAAGTCAGCCGGAGAGTTTTTGGTTAAAAATTGGCAAGGAGTAGGACTAGTCGTTATGCTGGTTCTATTTTTTGTAACAAAGAACGACTATGCCTCCCTCAAGAAGTCTATGGAAGTTATGGGCGAAAGCTATGAACAACAAATCGCGGCACTCGAAGAGCTTCACAAGAAAGAATTGGCGGCTAGAGAAGCAGCAATTATAGAATACGAGAAAGAATTGCAGGAGATTAGCGACAAATACAATCAAGCAATCGATGATCTTCAAAAAGGCAAGGAAGAAGATATAAGAGACTTCATTCGAGACTTTGAAGAGCAGCCAGAAGCACTCGCAATCGAAATCGAGGAAATTTTTGGATTTGAATATGTGGAATAAACTTTTTGTAATTATGTTTTTGTTCTTATCTGGGCAATCTTTCGCCTCGGACGGGAAATTTACTTTTGTACAGAAAGATCAGCCAGCACCATTTACTGGTACCCTGTTCGATCCAGAGGCTACGGCACGATTGCTGGCCAACCATAAGTTCTTGAAAGAAGAATATGAATTAAAATTGGGATTCGAGTTGAGCAAACAGAAGGCGCAGTATGATTTAAAGATTAATCAGCTAAATATAACAATTGATACCGAAAGAGAGCGCTTTGAGACAACTTTGAATTTAAAGAATACTGAAATCGAACAACTAAACAAAATTATCGCCAAAAAGCCCGGAAAGAATGCTCTTTTATGGGGGATTATAGGTGGTTTCGTAGTTGGCGTTGGAGCAACAGTTGGCATTACCTATGCGGTGAACAAATGAAGAAAGATTTAAATGAAATAGCAAAGTACGAAGTAGCCATTTCTAAGAAATACGGCAAAGAAGCAATCCAGCATCCCAAGGCCGAATGGAACGATGAAAAAGAAAAAGAATATCAGCAACAAATCCGCGATTTATACCAAAAAGAGGTCAAATATCGAGAAAAAAATGAAAAAGTAGAAGTTGATGGCATTTTAGTAAGTAAAAAACTATTTAGTAGAGACGAGAATCGAGTTTGTCCTGTTTGTTCTGCTTATTCTTTTGAATTAAGGGACAATGTTTACATGACAAAATTCGATTGTTGCTTTAAATGTTATATACAATGGGTAGAAGGCAGAGAAGAAAGGTGGAAAACCGGCTGGCGCCCAAAATCAAAGGAATAGATAAAATGAAAATTTTAAAATCACAATTGAGAAAAATTATCAAGGAAGAAATCGACAAAGCCATCGAAGAACAACATTCTGCCGGCATCAACGATCCAGCGATGTTGCCTGACAAAGTGACAATCAGGGGTGGTAAAACTATGAAAGAACTCATCTCCGATTGGATTGATAAACTTCAGGCCAGCGCCATTAATAGCTTGGAACTTTCTCATGATCAAGACGCTCAAAAATATATTGATGCCTTCGGAGATCCCGAGATGGTCGATAAAGTCCTGCAATTTATGAAAGATGATGCAATGGGCGCCAAGACTGATGCACCTAACCCAGTAAAAGTCGCCGCAAGGGGCGTAAGAAGAGATTATGATATTAAGGAAGGGAAATAATAAAATGGCTACCACATTAGAAATCATCCAAGGAATTAATCAGGCAGCAGCCAACGCCTATGATGGGTCTCATGATGAGAAATTCGCAACGGGAGATGTCAAAAAGATCGGCCTAAGCCGAGAAGAGGGCTGCCCTATCGTTGATAGCCGCGTATCTGATGGTTTCGGCGTGAAAATTGTTGCAGATATGCTCCAAATCAATTACGAGGCAAACGTTTCCCTATCTTCTGTCTATGCAGTTGGATTCGAAGAAGAATGTGAAAGAAGATTGCAGGCGATCGCAGACTTCTTAAAGAAGGAATATAAGGTTATTACCGGAAAATCTCTTTCTCTTTCGCCCCAAGGTGAGGCTAAGTGCCTGGTCCAGAATACATCCAGGGTCAGAACATTTGTGACCGCACACAAGATGTACAAAATTGGCGGAATGAAGCAGGTTACTACTCTCGGCGAAGCCGTGACTGACACTATGGCTATCGATTACCATAAATTTTTAGAAGAAGGCGGATTCGCCAAAGAATAAATAATGTCATACACACTATCCAAGAAGGAAATAGTAAAATGAAAATTACAAAAAATAAATTAAAACAAATTATCAGAGAAGAACTTGTCACGGCAATATCGGAAAATCAAAGACCTAATACCAC